GCATCCACTACTGCGGTGATGTCTACCATGTCGTTCTCCTTTACTTGTGTGCAGATTCGTTCATGTGGTCTTCGATTTTCTTGATTTCCGCCGTAACAGGGCCGTTGGCGCCCTGCTCATGCAGCCCCTTGAGGCAAGCCAGAATGCCGCTGGTGAGGATTTTCAGCTCCTCTTTCATGGTGTTCTGCTCTTCCTTGATGGCGGAAATCTCTTCTCGGAGCTCTTCTGGTTCTTTCACAAACTTAAATCCTTTGAACAGCCAGCTCAAAAGCGCAGCGACAGCCCCGATGAAAGCTGCCCATCCGACGACGTCGGGAATAACGAGTGTCACTTCATCTCTCGCCTCCCTTACACCTGACCTTGCGTAGTGCCTGTCTTATTGATTACACGGGCAAGGTGGTTGTAGCCCCTGCCACCCTGTACTTCAATGGCACCTTCATCTTCCTCCGGCTCCATTCCCTCCGGCTGAGGCTGCTGCGTCTGCATCTGCATCATCTGCTGCTGCTGAAGCTGCTGCTTCTTCCGCTCAAGGAGGGCATAGCGCTGAGGAATAGCTGAGTCGGGGATTCGCTCAAGGTAGTCGATAATGTCTATCTGGCCCATTCTGAGCAGGTTGTCCAGCGTGGTAGCTGCTGTGATCTCGTTGAAATACGCGCCAGAGCCGGGTTCCAGTTTAATGGTCATCGGGTGGTCTTTGAGAATCGAGAAGTCGAAGGGCGCCTGAACCATATCCGGCGCTGGCATCCCGATGAACTGGTAAGTCTCGACCAGTTCGGGAGGCGGAGCAGTGTCGACCTCTCGCTCTCCGTAGTACGCAGCCATGAACTCGAGGTAGATGCGGTACAAGTCCTCGATGCTGCGGTAAAGGTTCTGCTTGGTGATTTCACTCGGCGTCTGTGCCGCTCTCTGAAGAGCGATGATAGCCGAGGTGTTGTCAGGTCTCGTGTCGCCAAGGGCTACAGCCGTAGCGCCAAGGCTCTGCTCTGACTGCTCGACAGCCAGCTGGATGAGCTGGAAGACCTGCGGTGAGATGCTCGCCGGTTCAAGGATGTTCGCAACGCCGTTGACGTCGCCGCCGTTGATGCCAATGGCAGCTCCGACGCGGTTATCCCAGTGGGCAATGCGGCTCTTGTCGTAGATGATCTTCGGGTACGCCATGCGCATGGAGCTGACCTGCGTCAGCGCCCACATCTTGTTGACGAAGATCTGGCTGGGCTCGAGGCCAGTCACCATAGCCTGACCGTGGTAGCTGTCCTGAACATAGTCCCAGTTGAGCCAAGTGATGGGATAGAGCTTGATGTTGAGGTTGGTCGGCTCCTTGACCTCGACGTCCTGAGTACACTCATACGACCAGACCTCTCCGGTCTCATCGTCTTTCCACAGCAGCGTCAGCACATCGCACTTGTCGTACTGCGTGGTGTTGTACTCTTTCTCACCGTCGGTCTGGGTGTGAATGTCGTCGTGAATCATCTCCCAGTCCTCGGAGCCGTTTGCCTTGGCCCGGAGCTTTACGTTCCGAACCAGCTCACGCTGGGAAATGATGATCCACGGCTGCGACTGAACATCCCGGTCATTGGGGTTGCCGAAGAAGACTCTCGTGTTCTCGATGATCTCCGTCTTGATAGCGCCCTTGACCTGCTGCCCGTTCTCAACGCTGTCGTCCCAGTAAGTGTAGGTGCAGCCATCGCCGTCGACAGCCGCGTTCCTCGCATACTCACGGACGAGGTAGGTGATGTTGTTCCGCTCCGTGATGGCTTCGAACTCTTCGTTCACGATGCGGACAGGCTCGAACAGCTCGGCTGTGCCAGCCGTCGCAGCTAAAGCTGAGGCGTTGACCTTGATATTGTCGCTCGTGATGGTGGCGACGATGAAGCCGACGACACGCTTGATGAAGTTGTAGACAGGCGTCGGAAGGCCGTTCGACTGAACGCCTTCCCACTGCTTGCCTATGTAAAAGTTTTCGTTCACCTCGACGGTGTCTTCGAGGTTGATGAGGTTGTTGAACTCCAGTCCTCGCTCGTAGAACTCCCAAGCTACGGCTGGAGTGGGCTTGTCCTCACCGTTGAACAAGCCGAGCCTGACTTCGCTCATTCAGCTTCCCTGCCTTTGGCCTTTCGTGCCGTGTCGATGTTGTAGTTCAGCATGTTGTACATGCCGTCGATGTAGTCCTTCTCGGCTTTCAGCTTCTGGACTTCGCCATCGTTGATGGCATCCTCGAGGGCTTTGAGATGCTCTTCAACCACGTCCAGCCTTTTCTTCAGCTTAGCCAAGCCGTTCGCTGCTCTGGACGCAGCTGTGATAGCCGCTTCGGCGGACTGGTATGCCTTGTCAAGTTTCGCAAAGATGTTCATTTGCAAGCCCTTTCTCCGCCGACGCCGCTAAGTACAAGCGTCAGCTTGTTTTCTTTCTTCGTGTCGGAGTACTTGTCCGAGTAGCCGCCGTTGATTGGCTGCTTCAGAGCATTCATGCAGCCGTTCGCCAGCTTGTTGTCAGAGGTCATCCGTCTGGAGAGGAAGCTTTCTCTCATGTACATAGCCTCCTCGAAGACGTCAGCGAAGTCCTGATCTTCGCACATGGCCTTGACGTCGCGTTCTTTGATCTTCAGGAAGACCTTCATCCCGGCGTAGTCGGGGAAGGTGTTGCTCTTCTGGCACTGCGTAAAGTAGATGCCGATGGCCTCCCGGAGCTTTTCGGGAGTTTCGTAGACCTTACTCACGGTCAGCCTCCTTTCAGCCGAAATTCATGTATGAGGCGGTGATTTCGCCGCCGGTCATAAAGGAGTCGTAGTCCTCCACCAAGTCGACATCGTCCTCTTCTTCGGTCTCTTCCGGCGCTTCAGCCGGGAGGGCTCTGTTGACGCAGAAGTAGCGAACGCCGTCGACGGTATGGGTTATCTCGTGCGGGTCTTTGGCGCAGTCGTTCGGGTTCTTCTCATCTGCCTGAATGGACTTGATGTCGCTGATGACTCTCCCCACGTCGTCGAAGAACATGAGCATGGGGAGCGTAGCCGGTGGCGTATCGTACAGCGCCTTGACGTATGGGTCATTCAGCGGCGCCGGTGACATCATCACCTTCATAACGCCATGACCCTGAACACGGTTGTTATCGCTTCTGACTATCGGCAGCCCGGACAGGTTGAATATCTCAGCCATAGTGCGTCCGGTTTCTCTCTGCCTTGACCACATGTCTGGCGGAGCGTAAGTGATCGGTATGTTTTCTCCCGGTAATGTGTTGTCAAGGATGAGCTGGGCCGCTTGCTGGACGTTGAGGTCGGATCGCTCGATTGCCTTATAGCACCAAGCTCTCCCATCCTCATCCACCGCCCACCAAAAGCAGGCCAGCATATCGAGACCATAGTCGAAGCTTCTGTAAAGCTGCCAATGTGACGGAATCCTGAACCGCTTGCGTACATGGGTGGTCTCGTTGAACTCCTTGAAGAACGATCCGCTGATGCTGTCCCAGTCGCCGTAACGATACCCGGCGCTGTTCGGCATCGAAGCCAGAGCCTTCTTGTAGTTCGGAGACCGCTTCAGCAGTTCGATGTTGTCGTCTACAGTGGCAAAGATGAAGTTGTAGTCAGCGGGGTTCTCCCGCTTTTCCGGGTCGGGATTGGTGGTGTCGTACTTCTTGTCGATGAAGAGACGCTTCACCCAGAAGTGACCAACGCCGCCCGGGTTACAGGTCAGGTACATTCTCCTCGGCACATCCGTCGTGCCTCGAAGACAGCCACCAAGGAAGTTGAAGGCTCTCTCGGAGAACTGCGTTGCTTCGTCTATGAAGATCCAGTCAAACTCCTGACCGTTGTATTCGTTCTCGGACTCCTCACCGTTCCAGTGGCCGAACTTGATGATGGAGCCGTTCTCGAACTGAAGTATGTGCGTAGTGCCGTTGTAGCTGGCTACCCCGAGAGGCAGCACCATAGCACAGATGGGCCGGATGTGGTTCATCTCAAGCTCAGGGTAGTGGGCTCGGATGATAAGAATACGAATACCCGGATAGCCATAAAGCGCTCCGAGTATTGCCTTGATCCTGACGGCGTGTGTCTTGCCGCCGCCCTTAGCGCCGCCATAACAGGTGTACAGCGCTTCGCTGTTGTAAAACTCTATCTGCTTCGGGTTCGCTACGCCGGGGTTGAAGGTGACATCAGCCTCGGCCTGCACCGTTCTCTTCTTTGGCATCGTCGACCTTCTTTCCAGCTGGTAACAGGGGTAGGAGTCGAACCTACGGAGTCTGGCTT